CCCAGTTGACGAGGAAAATCCGCACCTCGGCCTGATCGAAGAGCCCCGCGCGCAGCTCCTCCTCGGTGATCGAGGCGCTGTCGAAGACGCCCTCGACGTCGAGATTGTCGACGCTCAGGCTCGCATCGTTGGCGATGGCCGTGCGCGAATAGCCGGAACTCGCCTTGTAGACGTTGCCCTCGAACGACAGATCCCGGTCGTGGTCGGTGAAGAAGAACTCCTTGCCGTCCACGCGCGAGATGCGCCAGCAGGTGGCGAGCGTCGTCACCGGCCCGGCGAGGTGCGCCGCGAGGGCTGCCGAAGTCGATTTCATGGTCTGATCTCCAGCACCGGGATCTGGCCCCAACTGCCGAGCTGATAGGTTTCGATCGTGAGGTCCATCTGATCGCTGTCGAAGCGGACGGGCACGTCGAACTCGAAGTCCGCCGTCACCTGGACGCCGGATGCGGGGGCGACGGTGAAGGTCACGAGCCCGGTCGCCGTGTTGACGCTCCAGCCCGAGACCGCCTCGACGCCGTCAAGGGTGATCTTCACCGTTCCGGGAACGGGCTTGGTGATGACCCGGGTCTCGACCTCGCCGCCGCTGGCGTAGGTCTTCACAAGCTGGAACGTCTTGCTCGCGCCGTCGCCTTGCCCGATCAGCTGGGCCAGCGCCTGGTAGTCGGTCCAGTCCTTGAAGCGGAAACCGTAGGCACGCCCGCGTCGCGCGCGAAAGAAGGCGATGAGGGCGGCCACCTGATCGCGTTTCTTCAGGCCGTGCGCCACGTTCCATTTGCCCCGCGCGGCGGCCCAGTTCGCGTTGCGCCGCTCGTGTCCCGAAACCGTCGTCACCACGGTGGTTGAGTAGCCGGGGCCGCCGGACGCCCCGTAGGAGATGTCCGGCGGGAACTGAACTTCGTGAAAGCCGCTCATCTGTCGATCCGTCAGAGATTGCCCAGTTCAGAGATTGCGGCGGGCCCGCTCCATGGCGCGGGCGGCGTCGGCGGCGATCTGCCCCTGGGCGTAGCGAAAGCTGCCAGCATCCGGGGTGGAGATGTTCATCACCACGTTGACCGGTGGCCGGGTCTCGCGTGCGGCGCCGATCGCGGCGAGCTGAGCCCGTGACAGCACCATCTCACCCCGCTGCAGGATCGCACGAAGCCCCGCGAGGCCGCCGTCGTGGAAGCGCGGCGCACCCGCGAAGGCGAGTGCCGGGACGAGCCGCTGCTGAGCGGGACCCCCGGCGACGCCGCCTTGATGGAAGATGCCGGCAAACAGCCCGCCTCCGCTGCCGAACAAGCCGCCGAGCAGTCCTCCGCCGCTTCCGCTGAGCGCATTGGCCAGTGGCCCAAGGATCGCCGAACGAACCGCGATGCGGGTGATGTCGGCGAGGATGCTGTCGGCGAGCGCCTTGAAGTCGATCTTGCCGCCGGTCACGAAGTTGGCGATGGCGTCCTCGGCGCTGCGAAAGGCGCTGGTGAGAGCGCTGCCGAGACCCTTGCCCCAATCCATCGCCTCGCTGGCATAGCGGGATAGCTCCTCGCGAACCGCCGCCCAGCCGGTTGCTGCCTGTGTGGCCGCCGAAGCCGCTGCTTCCCCGGCGGCGCGGCTTGCCTCCGCGGCTCGTGCGGCGGAACCGGCCGAGCCTTCGCCATCTCCTGCGGCATCGCCTCCGGCGCCGCCGATGGCTGCGAAGGCTTCATCAAGACGCTCCGTCGCGCCGGCTGCGTTGTCGATTTCGGTGTTTGCGCCCGCCATGGCCTCCCGGAGCGCCGCGATGGACGCGAGGGGCGCGCCTGCCAGCTCTCCCAGCGCCGTCGCCGTCTCTCGTGCACTGTCGGCGGCAGCGCGCGCATCCTCGGCGAAAGCCGAGAGACCAAAATCCGGCGTCGCGAAGGTATCGGTCTCAAACGCGGCAGCGAAGGCATCACGCGCTGCATTGCCAGCCCGGCTCGCGGCGCCCGCAAACTCGTTCTCGATCCGGCCGAGATCGACGTCCGGCACCAGTTCGATGGCCCGCTCGATGCCGATCGCCGCCAGACCCGCATTGACGCCTTTGAGGAGCGCGTTGATGCCGTCGACCGCGCTGTTCAGCATCGACTCCAGCCCGGCGATCAGCACGTTCGCCGCCTGGATCGTCAGATCGCCGATGGCCCGAGGCAGGTTGCTCCAGATGACGACCATCGCATCGAAAGCGCCCTGAAACGTCCCGATTGTGCGATTGCCGAAGGTGATGACGGCCTCGAGCGACGCCTGCAGCGCGTCGGCGATGCTCGCTTGAATGCCGCTCCAGGCGGCGTCGATGCGCGCTTTCAGGACGCCGGCCAGCAGACCGATCCTGTCCCAGACCTCGGTCGCCACGTCGCCAAGAAGGCCGAGCGCGGCGCCGAAGCCGCCGGTCGCTTGCACCAGCCGACCGAACTGGTAGATCAGTTCACCCGCTGCCACGACGAGCGCACCGATACCGGTTCGGATCAAAGCGCCGCGTAAAAAGACCAGCGCGGTGGCGAGGCCGCGCACAGAGGCGGCGGCAACAACCATGCCGGCAACCCAGCGCCCGGCGATGAAGGCGGCGAAGGCTGCGGCGATCGAGGCGAGGCGGCCGATGTTGTCGAACAGACGCCGGATCGCCTGCCCGAGCGGACTGGTCGTGCGCGAGATCGCCGCCAGCGCGTCGGCGACGGCTTCGAGGGCCGGGGCGGCGGCAACCGCGAGTTGGTTCGACAGCCCGCGCCAGATCAGACCGAGCCGGGAGATCGCATCGTTCGTTCGCTCGATCTGATCGGCGTCCTGTTCGGACACGACCACGCCGAAGTCGCGAACGTCCTGTGTCGCCTGCCGGAGGGTCGTCGTGTCGATCCGGGAGATGGCGATGCTGCCTTCCTCCCCGAACAGCTGCCCGGCCACCGCCGCACGCTCGGCCGCGGGCACGAAGTCCTCGATTGCCTGATTGATCCGACCGACACGCTCATCCAGCGGCAGGGCCAGCAAGGCCGAGGCCGAGAGCCCGAGCCGTTCGAGCGCTGCGACGGCAGGACCGGTCCCGGCGGCCGCCTGGCTGAGGCGGCGGGTGAGGTCCTTGGTCGCCTGCTCGATGCCGGACATCGAGACGCCGGCCAGTTCGCCGGCGCGTTCGAGAACCTGAATGCTCTCGACGGTGGTCCCGAGCGACTGGGCGAGCTTGGCCTGTGCGTCCACGACCTGAAGGCCGGAGCGGATCATGGCCGCAGCGCCCGCGGCGAAGGCGGTCGCTGCGGCGGCAGCCGCGATCTGCACGCGCCGATAAAAGGCCGCGACACGGCTGTTCGCGGCGTCCATCTCCCGCGATAGCCGACGGAAGCCTTGCTCCCCTGCGTCGCCGATGCCCTGCAGCTCGGCACGGACTTCACGCCCTCCGACCACGGCAAGGCGAACGGAGACGCGTTTCTCAGCCATCTTGATCAGTCCTGATTTGCGCGTTCAGTCCGCGCACCATCATGCCCTCCACCTCGGGCAGCAGTTCCGCGCAGACGAGGGTGTCCAAGCCAAGCGCGTGCGCGCAGGCGAGAGCGGCCGTCATGTCGAGGCCGAGGACCGCACCGGGGACGGCGCGCAGCTGCCCCGTGAGCTTTTTGGCGAGATCCCAGACCTGCCAGCCTTCGACCGTCTGCGGACGGTTCAGGACGGCGGGGCATTCGCTGCAGGTGCCGCGACAGGATCGGCAATACTGGTCGCCCCCGCTGAAATGCCATTCGGCGAGGGCGCGGAGCCGTTTTTTTCCGCTTGCAGCAGAAGGCCCTTGGACACGTAGCGGACCTGGAATGCCTCGAAGATCGGCAGGATGTCCAGGAGCGCGTCGATGCCTTCCGGTGTGACGGGAACCGGATTGCCTTCAGCGTCGCCCACCCCCTCCCATTCCAGCACGACCAGCCGTGCCAGGGCCTTGGCCATGGTGACCGCGATGGTCTCGTTCGACGCGCCTTCGGGCAAGGCACCCACCGCCGGATCACTGCGGGCGGCGGCCATGAGCGAGGTGGTCAGGGGAGCGACGCGCACGCGCACGTCATGTCCGAGGTCGAGCCAGCTCGGCTCGCGCGACAGGTTCAGGCGGATCATGGGAATGGCCTCAGGTGTAGCTTGTGACATCGTTCAGGAGGTGGGCGCGCAGCATCGTGCCTTCGCTGTCATCGTAGGCGGCGCGCCAGTCGAAGCTTGCCTCGACCCCGCCGGGACCGGAGACGGCATATTTGGGTTTGGGCAGAAAGACCCGCGGCAGCTCGAAGCGGAGCGCGTAGCCTTCCGGGAAGGTGAACCCGTATTCGAGTCCGACAGGATCGCCATTGGCGGCCTCGGCCACGAGCGTCGCGCCATCGAAGCGTACCGACATCGATCCTTCAGCCGAGGCGAAAGTGGGATCGGCCGCCTCGATTTTGCCGTCCTCGCGAATGACCCGGACGCGTTCGAGATTGTTGGAGAAGGTCAGACTGCCGCCAGTGACGCCGGCGAGCGCCGCACCGCCGCGTCGGATGAAGCCGCGCCCCTGGCTGAAGCGCCGGAGCGCGTAGGCCGTCGGATTGGCGTCGACCGTCGCAGAGAAGCGTTCCTCGCCTTGGGCCACGAGCTGGAGGCGGGCATTTGCCGGTCCCTCCTGGCCCATCTCGAAGTTCAGGCTCTCCATCACCGTGCCTAGGTGACGGAAGAACACCGGCGTCGTGAGCTTCGGATGGCCGACTTCGATCGTGTAGCTCGGGATGTCGTCAGCGCCGCTCTCCCAGACATGGGCATAGCCGCCGCCGGTCAGGGTCGCCGCCGAAGCTGCCGCGGCAGAGGCAGAGATCGTGAAGGCGTTCCCGGCCGGCCCGACGACATCGAATACGATGACGAGGGTCTGCGTGCTCGTCGGCCGCGAATACGTGCATTTGGCGATTTCGGGATCGGCCGAAGCGTTGAGGTCGCTGACCAGCTGATCGACGGTCTGCGTGACCGTTCCCTGGATCTGCGTCTCCC